ACAGATGAGGATGAAGAAGATGCACTTAGCTATTTTGCAAAATTAGCTGAAAATTAGGAAATACCCCGAAAAAAATTCGGGCCATTTTTTACGCCAGAGGTCGCTCAAAACGACCTCTTTTTTTATGGCGAAATTATTCTTGGATTCTCTGTTTCCTTAAGATTATCATTTATAAACTGTGAAGATTTTTTGTAAACCATTATATCGTTAACATCTCTTAGAAACGTTTCTAAGAATTCAACTTTTAAAATATTAATTTCTCTTTTTGCATCATTTAAATTAGTTTCGTGTTCAAGAAAACTAACCATTTTAATTGCAGATTCAGTTTTTGTTACACCATTATCCACATATGTAATTGAATGATCTGAATTAACATATAATCCTTTTGATTGAATTAAAGTGTCAGTGGAATCTCTGATCTCTCTTGTTTCATAATGATGAACATTTGATAGTTGTTCGCTTGTGTATTTCTGATTAAGATATGTGAGAAAATCTTGATTACTCATCGGCCACTCATCTCTTACATGAACGACATTGTTTGTCGTTAAAATAACCCAATCTAATCCAGAATCGCCATAAAAATCATATGCGACTTTATCTGCTCTTTCATCACCTTCAATTGAATATTTTGTAAAACTGGTAATATCATCAAATATGTCATCCCGAATAACTGCTCTCTTAAACAGATTTTTTACAATCTGATAATCGTAGGCAGATGTCCTGTCATTAGACAATGAGGGATAGCTAAGATTTGGTAATTGTCTAAAATACGAATTTGGTGAACCTTGATATGCCATGTTATAAACCTACACTACTTTCTGGAGTTCTCATTTGATCTGTCTCGTAAACTGGTCTTAATTCTGCAAAGTTTAAACTCATTCTAACTGCAATTGGTTGAGAGTCTTGATATGCAGACCAATATCCATTTGGAGCATAATCCACCGCAATTGTTCTTAAAGCCATAGTGTCATGAAATCTATTTACAGTATCTAGTTGATCCATAGGGCCTTGTCCTCTCTTATATTCTAATGAAAAAACATCTGGAGTTTTAAGAAAAGTTGAATTGCTAAATTTTGGTGCTGCTCCTATTTTAAACCAACGAATAATTCTTCTAATTTCTTCACCCTCTTCACGACTTCTTGCAATCATCAGAAAATCAAAATTAAAATCTCTTAAAACTGGCCCTTGAAATAAAAGTTCGGCATTTGGATTTAAAACTTTTCCACCTGTTCTTGCTAAAAAAGTATTTTGATCAATATTTTGATTTGCTAAAGTTGCTGCAGCTTGTGAAAAAGCTGATGCACCAAGAGCGCCCGATATATCTGCTAAACTACTTGAACCCGCTTTGCCTTTTTTAACAGTTTTTTGTATTTCTTTTATTCTCTGTTGATCTTCATCAGATGATCCAAGTTGACCAAGAGGTGCTCCAATACCAACAGCAGCCAAACCAAAGATGTTCAATTTACTCTCTCCCCACTCAGCACCATTTGTATCAACAATCTTAGGCATCGGTAGTATGACAGATCCCTGTCTTTCCATTCCTTTTACACTACCACCCGCTGAGTTGTTATAAACATCTCTTGTGTAAGTCTTTGTTTTGGATGAGTCTGGTCTTGTTCCTCTCTTCGTATCCTTAGTTTTGTTGTATGTTGTGCTTTTTACTTCTTTTGTAGATAAAAATGGTTTTGATGCATTTATTCCAGTTCTTTCATATTTAAATTTAGAAATTTTCAAATGATCCTGTTGAGGATCAATATCAAGAGGGTAAGCAAGAACTCCAGCATAAGCTAGTTTTTTATTAGATCTTTTGTACTCTGAAAATTCATCTCCTAAACCAAAATTATTGGTTGCAACATGTCTACTGGTAACTTTTTCTTGAGGTGATATTTCTTTTTCTTCATTGTTTACTTTTTTTGTTTTCTCATCATAATATTGAACTTTTTCTTCCATAGAAGATTCTTCTGTGACAGTTTGATAACCAGTTTTGTTTCCTTTAAATTTATTAACGTTAAAAGCTTTTAAAGCATTATCACTCTCTATCACATCACTGTAAAGATTGCTAGCATATGGTGATAATGGCTCTACGGAGTTTCCTAAATGTTGATTTACACCCACTATTTTATTACCTTTAAATTCAAGAGAATACTTATAGTTTTTTCCCTCTACATCAAAATTACTATCTACACTGAATTTTTTACTTTTGGACATTAGTTTGTGTTGTAAATTCTGCTTCTTGGAACGGTGATTCCTCTCATATCAACAAATTTTTCAGTTGGTAGTTGTGCTACATCTGACCATTCGGACTCTGGAATACGATATGGTTGACCTCTAACACCAGCGTAAATGTATTTATGTAATGTTCTCCGAGGTGCAGCGATTGAACCCTGAGCAGAGTTATTTAGTAAGCTTACTGCAAGTTCTTCTCTTTGATTCAAACGAAGATAGTGAAGATTACACCCCAAGAATCCACCTTTTTGGTATTCAATCACATATGATAATGGATACATGTCATAATATGGTTGTTTCGTTTGTGCTTGATAAGTAAAAAAATATAACTGGCCAGGAGTGAATCCACCTGTATCTGCAGCATCATCATCAAAGTTTGTAGATCCCAACTCATCAATTAATTCTTTGCGAAAGAATTCCTCATTGACTTGACCACCAACTTTGTTTAGTATGTTCTGAAGAATACTCATCGGATTCCTAACTCTTTCTCAGTCATAATTTTAAATTCTAACTTACGATCTGCACAAAACTCTTTTGCTGCTTTCCATTTTGCTTGATTTTTAACGTATGTAACTGACTCATTTATCAGAGTTTTTCTTGATTTACCCTTGGTCGCCTTTGGTTCAAGTGTCTCTCTCATTGGTTTCACTTCAATCACTGATCTGCGAATATTATTTTCTTTGTCTTTATATTTAATAAAGAAGTCAGGAAAATATCTACGAACACGATTCGTTGTTGGATCTAGATAAGGAATCCAGAACTCTTCAGATGCCCATTCAATGATATTTTCATTCAAATCACAGTAATTCATGAATTTTCTTTCCCACAAAGACCTATAAATAATATTAGATTGATCGCCTTTATACTTTTTAGGATTAGAAGGTCTATATATTCCTTTATAGCTCATATATAATAATAACAACTTAAATTTATTTATTGTGTCAAGTAATAGTATATTTCCAAGAAAAGCAGACATCTTTCATAAAGATATGGCAGATGTCAGGGAGATTATTGGTCGCCCGTCATTAGATACGTTTTATCAGGTCACATTTTCATTCGGTAAATGGGACAGATGGTTGCAATCTGAATTGTCCGATACAGAAACGGTAATTTTTGACCCTACTATTTCTGGTCACTCAAGAGTTCAAGGTCGTGATTTTATGCAAAAGATGTCTGTGATGTGTGCGGAAGCAGAAATTCCAGGCACATCCTTTCAAACAAGTCTTGCAGTTGGACATCATCAAGGTATTCAAGAAGAGTTTCCAAATTTAAGAACTTTTCCACCACTAAACTTAGTATTTTATTGTGATCTTGATCATGTGATTATTGAGGTTTTAGAATCATGGATGACTTTTATCAATCCGATTAGCACAAGTAATAAAAAAGATATAAATGCATATGGTAGATTTAATTATCCAGAAGATTATAAGGAAATAATTCATGTAACTAAATTTGAAAGAGATACGTTTGAGGCGAGTTTGCCTCTTGATCAAAATCCAACTACAAAACTTATGACATATGAATTTGTAAATGTTTGGCCACAGAATATGACATCAATGAGAGTTGCCTATGGTGACTCAAATGTGTTAAAATGTAGTGTACAACTTGCTTATGATAGGTTCTTCACAAATTTCAATTATACTGATACAAATCAGGCTATTGTTGGAGACGCTTTTACTTTATTGAATAGTAAGGAACAGGCGAGAAGAAACGGTCTTCGTGATTCCATATTATATGGAAATACTGTTCCTCCAAATTCATTTGGTATTACACCAAAAAACAAAAGCACTTATGAAACTAATAGAAAAAATCTAAATGCAAGTAGAAATAAAAAATCTAATAATAAATCCTCTTTATCATCAGGTGGTTACTAAATAATCAAACTGAAATTTGAATCATGCCTTTGCCAACAATCACAACTCCAACTTATGAGTTGAAAATGCCCTCTTCGGGTAAAAAAATTAAATATCGTCCATTTCTTGTTAAAGAAGAGAAGATTTTAATTATTGCTCTTGAATCAAGAAATCAAATTGAAATTACAAACTCCGTAAAAGATGTGTTGAAGAAATGTATCTTGACAAGAGGAGTAAAAGTTGATGATCTTCCAACATTTGATATAGAATATATCTTTTTAAATATTCGTGCAAAATCAATTGGTGAAGATATAAGACTAACAGTTACATGCCCAGATGATAATAAAACTGAGGTTCCTGTGACGATTTATGTGGATGAAATAAAAGTTGTTAAACCAAAAGAGCATACAACTGATATCTCTTTGGATAAAAACTTATCACTTCGTATGAAATATCCATCACTTAATCAGTTCATAGAGAACAATTTTGAAATGGAGGATGAATCTAATACTGTTGTGGATAAAACTTTTAAATTAGTTGCAGATTGTATTGATACTGTTTTTACAAGTGAGGAAGCGTGGGAAGCTAAGGATTATACACCAGATGAGAGAGTAGAATTTATTGAACAATTAAATTCAAAACAATATAAACAAGTAGAGAAATTTTTTGCAACAATGCCTAAATTATCTCATACGATTGAAGTAACCAATCCAAACACAAAGAAAAAGCATAGTATCGTTTTGGAGGGTCTTGCTGATTTTTTCGGCTAAGTATTGCAAGGGAGAGTCTTGAGTCTTTTTATAGAATCAATTTTGCTCTCATGCAA